AGGCAGTCGTCGTCGCTGGAATCGTAGTTGCGAAGCGGGAATCCGAGGAAGTGTTTGTCGTCAGGCCAAGCCTCTTGAAATTTCATTCTCGCCACCTCACCTTCCGCGAGCAGTCGCATGTAGCGTTCGTGTCGCAGCTCCTCACGAAGCGAGTCTATTTCTTGCATTGCAAGCAGGCTTGGATGCGCTAGTTCCGGCTCATCTGCTGGTCGCGTGGAGTATCCGACAGACATCTCGCTCGTGTCAGGCATGGTCATTATTACTTCTGGTTCGTTGTAGGTTTGTGTGTTCATTGAGAAATTAGCTTGCGCCACATATTGTGCTGTGTCAATCTTCAATTCCTATGAACAAAAAATTCATCCATCTCGGATGCGAAGTAACCATCGACGGCAATCGTGTTGCCATTAGAAAACCAAACGGAGCAAAGGTAGAAATACTCACGCTCTCGTTTATCAGGGACTATGACCGCGCAGAGGAATTTGTGCGGGAATATATCGACCTGAACCTCGCCGAAACCATGACTACTGTTTAACAATAGGAGATAATGAATGAGCTACACTTATTTGCTGGAGCAGGGGGAGGAATCCTCGGCGGAATGCTTCTCGGACATACCACAGTCTGTGCTGTTGAACTTGAACCTTACTGCCGAAAAGTCCTACTCCAAAGACAACGAGACGGCATCTTGCCAAAGTTCCCAATCTGGGATGATGTCATCACCTTCGATGGAACTCCTTGGAGGGGAAAAGTCGATGTCGTCTGCGGGGGTTTCCCTTGTCAAGACATTAGCATTGGAAACAGTAATGGAGCCGGGATCGCAGGAGAGCGAAGCGGATTGTGGAAAGAAATGGCGAGAATTATCAACGAGATTCGACCTAAATACGCATTCGTGGAAAACTCACCAATGCTTGTTCATCGAGGACTTGCCGTGGTCATCGGTGATCTTGCCGAAATGGGGTATGATGCAAGGTGGTGTGTGCTGGGAGCGCATCAACTTAACGCTCCCCACAAAAGAGATAGAATCTGGATTCTTGCCAACGCCGCAAGCTGCGGATCGCAAGGATACAGGGCCGCACGGAAGCAAATCTTGGATGAACCATGTAAAGAGAAAGAGCTTATTAGCTGCATTCGTGAAAGAGCCAAACAATGGTGGAAGACTGAACCCGGAATTCAGCGAGTGGTTGATGGGATGGATGATCGGCGCAACAGACTTAAAGCCATTGGCAATGGACAAGTTCCAATCGTGGCTGCAACAGCATGGAGAATCCTTGGAGGAGAATAAATGAAACCAGAAGATCAGATCAAAACCTACCTAGAAGAATCAATGCGGTTCATCGAATCTGCAATGATCTATATGACGCGTGACGATATAGGATATGCCGCAGACGAGATCGACCTAGCTAACGAGAAGCTGATGCAAGCCTACGCAATCGCACGGGAGTATTCCGACCTATGAGCCACCATGATTCACAACTACTGAAAGACCTGAACGAGTCCTACCGAGAACTCGCTAGGCTATCCGAAGCTCTAGCAGAGATGCGGGAGCAGAGAGATGGACTGCAAGCGGAGCTAGAGGAGAACTACATCATCTCAGGACGCAGTGCGAACCGAGAATGGAAGCTCATCACCGAGCTTAACCAAGCGAAGAAGCTAGCTGAAGACTGGGAGGAATGCGCTAATCAATTCTTCTTCTGTGCTGGAAAGAATAGAACCGCAAGCTGGGAGCAATTTGAAAAGGCTGCTACGACATACCAGTTCCTCAAGAATAAAGGCGCGGAATGCTGAAATCATTCTGGGATCATTCCGGCAAGCCGTCTGTCTTTGTTGTGATAGAGGACGGCAAGGAGATTTATCGCGGCCCGTTCAAGGAAGGATATGAGTTATACAGCAAAAAAATATCGCTCATGTTTAAGAATTGCCAAATAAATCAAGCCGCACTTGAAGTGCAGAACAAAACCTAAACAAAAGTTTGACACTACACCGAGCGAGTGTAGGGTCCATATCGCTGTAGCAATACAGCCGTCTGCGTGAAGAACAGACGCAAAGCAAAAGAAATAAATTGAAAAACAAACTATAACGCCCACTCCATACCGTAATTCTTCACCGGTCATTTCGCCCGTCTTTTGCGCGGTATGGAGGGGCGACCCCTCCAAAATATGAAATATAACTGTTGTCCCGTAGTGTCGAGAGGAGGGATTCTTGTAAGCAGAGCAATACTGAAAGCTAGAATCCTTAATTCTCGTGACAAATTTATACTAGCCTACATCGAAAACTGCGATGATGGATGCAGCGTAAGCAATGAATACTTGGCAGAGTTATTGGATTGCTCAGAAACCCAAGTATCAAATGCTATCCACATTCTATCATTCCTAAAGTTCGTCGTAGTCAGAGATGGTAAGATGTATGTCAACCCTCACTCGGAGGCATGGGATAAATGAGCAAGAATATCTTTCGCCAAAAGAGAACGAAGAACTTCACCGTTATTCCGAATCAAATGCTTCAAGACTCCCGCCTTTCTTGGAAGGCAAAAGGGTTGCTGACTTACCTGCTTTCGTTGCCAGAAGATTGGGATGTGTATGTGACGCATCTCAAGACAATCTCTACCGATGGCAGTGATTCCACGGTGTCAGGTCTGAACGAGTTGATGGAATTTAAGTATGTCTGGCGCAGGCCAAGGTGCGGTGCTGATCCCGGCGGCTGGGAGTATTATGTCTATGACGAGCCTCACAATGAAGACCCGTTCCGACTAGGGGAATTTCCGACTAGGGAAAATCCCGAGTCGGAAAAACCGGCAACTACTAAAGACATGAATATAGAACAAAGAACTAAAGATATTCAGCCAACCGACAGAGGTAGTGAAAGCAAAGATTTTGAATCCTTCTATTCCTCCTATCCTAGAAAGGTAGCCAAACCCCAAGCAAGGAAAGCGTGGAGCAAAAACAAATGTGTATTAGCAGAAGTTCTACCAGCACTAGAGCAGCACAAGAAGACTTGGAAAGACCCGCAGTTTGTTCCATACCCTGCGACATGGCTTAACCAGCGGAGGTGGGAGGACGAGACTATTGTTAAACAAGAGTCAACCTTTCAACAACCGACCAACTCACCAGTCGAGACAATCAGGAACAACGGATGGATCGACGAGTTCTGGACATGGCTACACAACGATCAAGAACGAACCGACATTGAGCGTGACTACCTCGGAAGCATCGAGGAACGCTGGCTGATTGGATTCATCAAAAGCAAGGAAGATTTATTCTAAAAACTTTTTTAAGAATTTCTCTTGACCGAAACCAAAACCTGTCGAATTATTCAATACCTATGATTATTTGGAACGGCAAACGCATCGAGTTTGAGATGCTGCATCCAGCATTCAAGAACACTTTCGGCTGGGCTGTCTGTGGGGAGGAAGCCTGCCGAGAACTAGAAGTCCATCCTATGTTCCCCACGACAGAGGAAATCAACGCAGTCAAACAATACATCGCCAAAAGTGAACCCAAATACTAACCACACCAACCATGAAATACCACATGAAACTAACGCTGCTCTATATCAAGAGAGAGTGGCTAATGTTCCAACTCATCATCGTCCTATTGCTGGACAACATCCTGTCCATTATTCGCCGAGAATGATCGATATGATATTCAAGATCGAAGCAATCCTCCTGCTGGTCCTGTCAGTGTTTCTGATCGGATGCGCTTGGAAGGAATCAATCCAAACCAACACACAAATCTGCCCACTCTGCAACAAATGAAAGACACAGGACACTACTACGACATCAACGGCAAAGCAGTCTTTGAAGTTCCAAACAAATCAAAGGGCGGTATGCGCCCGACAACGCTGCGAGATTGCAAGGCGCTCGGCCTTTTTCCGAGTGTTACGACGATCTTCAAGTGCTTGGCCTCTCCAGAACTGGATCGCTGGAAACAGCAGCAGGTCTTGATGGCAAGCCTGACACTCCCCCGTAACCCAGACGAGAGCGACGAGGACTACTGCTCACGCATTATGACCGATGCCTTCAAGCAAGTCGAAGATGCGGCAGACCTCGGAACGCAAATCCACAAGGCACTAGAGATGCACTTCCAGAATGAATCATACGATCCCGCGATGGAAGAGTATGTGGCTCCGGTTAAGAAATGGGTCGAGCATAATCGAGTCAAGTTTTTGCAACACGAACTGCGCTTGGTAAACCCAGAAGTCGGATACGCAGGAACGACAGACGCTCTCATCGAGAAAGACGGTGTGTTGTATGTGCTGGACTACAAGAGTCGGAAGACTAAACCTCAATACGACATCGAGCCGTGGAGCAAGGAGCCAATGCAGATCGCGGCGTATGCCAAAGTCGCAGGAGCGAAGCGGGGCGTGAACATTTACATCAGCACAACAGAACCCGGCAGGATCGGCGAAGCGTGGTATGACGAAAAGACATTAGACTCAAACTACGAAGCCTTCACCCATGTCTGCAAATACTGGCAGTTCTCCAACAAATACACACCAAAGAAATGACAAAAGAACAAGCACTACAAGAGCAGATGGACGAGATCATGGACTCCTTTGAGTTCGGAAGGGTTCTCTCCGTGATGCAACACCTCAAGTGGAGATGGGAATCCTCTGATGGAATTCCAGATGAATACGAGATACGCAAGATGGCAAGGAAAATGCTGAACCATGCTATCGAGTGCAATGGAACCGCTGGATCAGGTGGATTCACCGCAATAGTTGACGACAATCCAGAGGAAGGATGGGTTCGCTTGAGCCTGTATTTCGGATTTGACACGATCCACGATGGCGTGGAGTATGAAAAAAATTCTTAAAATAATTTTGACACAACCGAAAAACATAGTAGAATTATAGCCCAATGAACACACAATCTGATAACATCGGCGACCTCGCAGCCGCTTTAGCAAAGGCGCAAGCGGAGGTCGGAACCGTCCACAAGGATTCCGCGAATCCGTTTTATAAAAATTCTTACGCTTCTTTGGCGGCAGTTTGGGAAGCAACTCGACCCGTCCTTTCCAAGCACGGGTTGAGCATCGTTCAGCTTCCGTCACACGACGAGGCTGGGTATTATGTAGAGACAATGTTGATGCACGGGTCTGGCCAATGGATCAAGAGCCGCACCTATATGAAGCCAGCGAAGGACGATCCTCAAGGCATCGGTTCGCTCATTAGCTACGCTCGGCGGTATGCCCTGCAAGCCGTGACAATGGTATGCCCTGACGACGACGATGGTGAGGCGGCAATGGGTCGAAGCAACAACGCCCCACAAAAGCCCTTAGAATCGCCGAAGCCTGCCGTTAAGGTAGAGCCAGCCAAGCCAGCAGAAAAGCCAGCCACAGAGGCTCCTAAAGCAAAAGAAACGGCATCCAAATTCAACGGAGAGAATCACCAAGCGTTATTCCAAGAGTTGATGAAGCTCGGTTACACTCCAGAAGAGTTTATCGGAGCCTGCCACTTCGCTAAAGACGAGCGTATTCCAGCTAAAGCAAAAGACTTTTACAAGATGTCAGACAACACGGCATCTCTATTCCTCTTCGATGGTATGGATGCCATCAAGAAAAACATCATAGCTTACAAGGCTATCGCAGAATAACACCAACCAAATCAATAATATGGCTAAAGAAAACAGCGGATTCCTCTCGAAAAACAAATACAAAAAAGAGGAGAAACACCCAGATGTGAAGGGTAAGATCAATGTCAACGGCAAGGACTACGAGATTGCTGGATGGCAGAAGACTAACGAGCAGGGTTCATACTACTCGCTCAAGGTTTCCGAGCCTCGCGTTAAAGAGGAAGCATTCTAATTTGTCATAGGCGACAGGAGGAGGCTGGTTTTTCATGGTTCCCCAGCCTCCTCCAACTCCTACAAACTATATGACCACACGCGAACAATACGAAGACGACCCAGAAGAATACTTCCAGATCAAGAAGGATCGGGAGGAACAGAAGACTCAAGATTTCCACGACTACTGGAATCGCTGGCATCCTAACGAAGTGCCGGGAGGGAATACATTTAGTTACCTACCTAAAGAATAACTCTATGGAATACCTAGTCCTGACCAAGCCGCTCAACCTAGAGCATTACAACTTCGCCAAGTTCTTTCGTGACGAGGACGAAGTGATCGACTTCATTCGTGAGACTCCACATGAGGGCTTCCAGCGGGACATTCGGGTTATTTCGGGAGTAAACTGTCGGAAAACGACAGATTTCGACGACGAAGATTTGCTGGATACCTATGTGGAATTAACCAGTATAGCAACACACACAGATGAAGAAGTTGAATAACAACAATACTTTCCTTGGACTTTACCTTCCTGCTACCTGCAAGAAAAAGCTGGAGACTCTAGCCAAGTCCCAGCAGAGATCAGTTTCCGGCCTTGTTCGCGTTATTGTCGAACAATACCTGAATAAAAAACTAAAATAAAAACTAAATACCTATGACACAAACACTCAAGGGGTCATTCAATACCCCGAAAGGCATGATAACCCGCATGGATTTGGCAGAAATGCTGTCCATAAAATACAAAACCGATGTTAAGACAGCACTCAAGCTCATCAAAACCTGCGAGCAGGACGACGAGATCGACGAGGATAGTCCAGCAAACCACTTTGAATTACTGGAAGAAGCCTGCGCCATACTAGCGTTTGACAGAGGTGAGATCGACGCGAAGGAACTGAAGTTCTCCATCGTTAAGGATGAAGCACAACTCGGCACAGAGCAGAGCATACTTGAAGCCGCTGTAAATACAGGTATGCACAATGGCTATACTGCCCTCGCAGAGAAGTATGATTTTGCTAACCTAACGCAGTTCGTTCCGAAGGCTGGGGTTGTTCCTTGCCCAGAGGATTACGCTGCCGCTATCGGACTTGGTGTGGATATGTCTAGCAAAGGAATGTGGATAGCTGGTGAGGGTATCCGTCACCTTTACGCACTCGGTTACGAGAATGTTGTCACACAGATCGCCGCATCATTGAAGCTATCTTACTCTCATGTGTCCGGCTGGCATCGTGCCGCCCAGCGTGTTCCCTTGAAGTATCGCAGTGAGATTTCCCCAACCGTAGCAGTCGAGATTGCCTGCTCTAAATACAGCGACGACGAAGCAACCAACAACAAGAAGGTTATCGAGCTTGTCGAGCAAGCCTGCAAAGAAGGCTGGACTGCCCTAGAAGCTCGTAGCCATGTGCGTATGGAGCAAGGCAAGGAACCTCTAGCAAAGAATCCGAAGGGCGCGAACTCGTGGGTAGGAGACATGGGTGGAACTGACGAACTGCTAATCCTCGCTAGTCAATGGAGCATTGGAGGAGGCGCAGGAGAGCTAGACCAATACCACTTCATTGGGAAACTGGTGAAAATTTTCCACAAGTTGAAAGAAGAAACGCGCTCCACGATCCGCCTTATCATTAACGACAGGCTTAAAGAACACCACAAGCTAGAGGAGTCCGGCAAGGCTGGGCTATTCGACGCTGACACCATCCAAGACCTACTCAAAATCGCTAAATAATATGGAAGAAGAAAATCAAATCGTATCTCTTAAAGAAATCGCAGACGGCATCCAAAAAACTATCGACCTCAACGACAGCAACTTGGAAGATAAAGACGGGACTCCGCTAGGCTATCAGTTCCCGAAGGAGATCGTCGAGAAGCTAGACGAGGCTCGCTTTCTTTGTCTATTGACCAATGCTTACCTTACGACATTCGGAGAGTTTTTTGAGGGGAATATGTCGATCCAAGCATTCCTTAAGAAGCTAGATAAAGCTAAAGCCGCACTCAAATGAGGATCACGCTCATCCTGTTGGCAGTATTGCTGTCTGGGTGTAGCACAATCCAGCAGGCAAAGACTGACTTCCGTAATTTCAAAAAGACTATTGCCGTTAATGCGAAAGCTAAAGCGGTGTATAATGTGAATCATTTCTGATGCACACGCAGAACGCTTCTGTTCCACAGCACATCTACGGCTATGTGCAGAAGGACATTCTGCATGGACTGAGTGGTGTTAAGGGCTACGAGCCTTGCGTCATTACAGGCATAACCTCTGTTCCGAGCAGAGCGTTTTACTTCTCCGTCTTATGCGAAAGCGGAGCGCAATGGGCAAGGATACCAATTCATTTCCTGCATCACGAAAAGCCAGACCCCGAACGACAATGGTTCTGGCAAGCTCACGACCTTCAGTTGTGGGATGCAATGGGCTGGGAGTTTTCGGTTGTGCAATACAGCTACTTCCGCGAGATGGCTTGCACCTTCCGAACTAGATCGGGAAAAGACATCCCTGCTCGGTATTGGTTCACGCTAGACCACACAGACAACGGCTTCTCGCTTTGCCCTAGTCAGCACAAATGCTACCACATTCTGCTTCTGGATGACGGGTCTGGACAGATTGCGGCCATGCCTAACAACAGGATAGTTTGGAATGATCCATCATTTTGTCGTGGGGATTTACCCAGATACAAGGTGATGCCGAATAAGACTTGGCATTGCGAGAGATTTGATCTATTAAATCCTCAAGATACAGCCATTACACAAGATGCCTAAACGAAAGAACGGAGAACTGACAGAGGGAGAGAAGCGGTATTGCATGGAGCGGGTGCGAGGTAAGTCGCTCGCCAAAGCATACGAGGCGGCAGGGTATGCCGTGACGCATAGCAAGTATGCGGCAATTCGTGGTGCGAAGATCGAGAACAGACCTCATGTTCAGAAATACATGGAGGAACTCAAGGAGTCTGTATGGGTTCAGAATGCCATGTCGATAGCCGAGAAGCGTTCCCTGCTTGCAGATGTAGCTAGAGCAAAGCCAGCGGACATAACCGAGGAGAGTCCTATTGCTAGTCTCTCGGTTGATGGCGAGGGAAATCGTAGCCTCCAAGGCCCGAAGGTGGGAGATAAGCTAAAGGCAATCGAGCTAGACAGCAGGCTTTCTGGTGAGCTATCTGGCGACGACAGCAAGAACCAAGTTTTGATTCAGTTAGTAAACGACAGGCTAGAAATCCCTAGCCTAGATATAGGAGAAACAAATGAAGGCAACTAAAAGCAAAGTCAATGCGGCTGGAAATTACACAAAGCCGACGATGAGAAAGGCATTGTTCAACAAGATCAAGGCTGGAACTAAAGGTGGTGATGCTGGCGAATGGTCAGCGAGGAAGGCACAACTCCTTGCGAGTCAGTATAAAGCAAAAGGTGGAGGCTATAAAGACTAATGAAAAATCCACAGCAATCTCTCAAAGACTGGACAGCGCAGAAGTGGAAAACCTCTGACGGGTCTCCGTCTAAAGGCAAGAAGCGTTACTTACCAGAAGCGGCATGGAAATCTCTATCCGCTGGCGAGAAGGCCGCGACCAATAGAGCAAAGGCCGCAGGAAATAAAGCTGGCAAGCAGTTCGTGAAGCAACCAAAGCGTATCGCCGAGAAGGTTGCAAAGTATCGGTAAACAAAAAAGGGCTGGAATTACCCAGCCCCGTTTTGCAGAGTGTTGTTTTATTGTTCAACAAGCATTCGCGTAGTTCCTCAATAAGCGAATGACTCGTTGCGCTTCCGTGTTCGTGTAGTGCCAGATGTTACCGACTGGCAGACCAACCTGCGTCTTGAGCTTGACGATTAACTCAAGCTGGCGTTTCGATGCGGTCTTGCTTTCTGATTCGTGTGAATACATTGTCTCCTCCTTTCCGCTTGAAGGCTAGGACTCTGCCATCTTCGGTGAGGATGCAGCAGTTGTCGGTGATGTTCTCGCATCCGTATATTTCGGCGAGTGTCAAAGACTCAAAGGCGCGGTTCTCGTAGGTTGTTGATAGGATAACCATTACTTCGCTCCTTTCTTCTTCGCTAACTTCTTCACGGGATAGACCGACGATTTGAATTTCGGCGGATTGGTATTCTCGCAGGAGCGGATGATTCTGATGTAAGCCTCTGGTGGGAGGCAGGTCTGGTATGTTTTTTCTTGTGCGCTCATTTTGTTGTGTGTTCTAGTTGTTTGGTTAACTATTGAGATATTGTCTGATGAACTGCTTCCTGTCCTCGGAAGACAGAGTGCTGATTCTTTCCATCTTCTTTGTTTTTCTCTCACGGAAAGCTCCGCAAAATACCGAGTCATCACAATCAGTTTCGTATCTTTTTGTTTTGTAGTTGAAATCCAAGAAATACTGAAAGCTCGGAGAGTCTTCGTGATTTCGTAATGTTATGGAACCAGAGTTTATCCACTGCACAATCGCGGTTCCTTTTGAAAACTGCGACAACTTGTGTCCGTGGGTGTGTTCGTATTTTACTTTGTCTCCGATCTTAACTTCTTCTCCGTTTGCGTAATATGCTGGTCGGCTCATATGTTATTTCTGTTTTGTTGTGTGCTTCTCCCAAGTTTCTGCTCTCTTTAGCGCGGCTTGCGCGATATTGATTGGCGCGTTGGAGCCTGTCAGTTTCTCGCCTTCGATAGCGATGTAGTCTGCTAGGAGGAATCGCAGAGCGGAATATAGCTCGGCGATTAGTTCTGATTCTGGTGTTGGTTTCATAGGTTTTGTTGTGTGTTTTGGTTTAGGTTTAGAAGCAAATGCGCCTGCTTCGATAGCGGAGATTGTTGTCTAGGTATGCTTGATCGCCATCCTCAAATCCAATGTCGTAGAGGAGTTGATCGTCTTGATAGGTGAATGGATTGAAGTAATCCCGGCCATCGTATCCATCGTCGAATCCCTGCAAGTAAGCGGGGTGTTTGTAATAGAGGGAGTGGCGAGGAAGTATTTCGCAGAGTGTTTTTGCGTGGAGAGGCGCGAAGGTGAATAGCAACGCTCCTGCGAGTGTGGCTAGGCGTTTCATTTAATGATCTCCTCAATTGGTGTTCCGTCCATGACGACGATTGCGAATCTGGCTTTCCCGTGTTCGGTTTGCTGAATATAAACAGGGTATGCTCCGTCTCCGTGGGTTGTTTGGAATGCAACGCCAAGCCCATCATGGCCGCGATTGTATTTCATCTGATGTTTAGCGGGGTGTTCAGACAGGAATTTAGGCCAATCTGCGAATCGCTTTTGTGCGTCTGAATTTTGTCCGACGAAGTTGCAAGGATCGCCGATCATCAGCAATCCAGAATCTACACCGACGAATCCTATTTCTTTTGTTTTCATGGTTTTCATGTGTGTTTTCTGGTTTATTGTTCGACGACACAAACAACACGCCTGTTGTCATGCCGTGTTCCGATTTTCTGATTTGGGTTGAGCTTGGATGTTGTCTTGCCTGTTTTAGTCCAGACAAAGCATTCGTCGTATGGGTTTGGCTCATCTGAAATGTGCCTGTAGCGTGTTCCGATTGGTAGTGTTTTGAGCCGTTGCGGGCGTTTGTGAAGCACCCAATTTGTGTTTTCTGTTTTCATGTGTGTTTTCTGGTTAGATGGTTTGACGGAGTGTCGGCATTTCGGAGAGTGTTTCCCTAGCTTCGCGGATGGATTCGCGGATCATGTCGGTGAAATAAGACCCGCAATTCGCGTGTTTTTTGATGCCTAGATGATCCCGAAAGTCTCTAATGTTTTCGTAGATGCAGTTGCCAAGATAGTCTGTTCCGACAACCGATCCGCGAAATGAGACGGAGGAGCGAACTGCAAAGCAGGTCAATTCTCCGTTTTCTATTCCATTTAGCGTCTGGTCAGAATCATCAAAAGAGAAATCTGGATCAGTTTCCTCAACCGCATCGACGCGAATGGTGAAGTTGCGTGTTTTGAATGTGTAAATGTTTTCGAGTGTGTTCATTTTTGTGTGTGTTTTATGGTTTAACAATAGGTTAGTTGTGTGTTTCGGAGCTTTTCACTCCATGCCGCACCCCCTAAGAGATGCGGTGTTGGAATGCACAGCATGAAGTGTGCCAGCTACAGGTTCGATATTGCTTTCTCTAAATCTCGGATTAGTGAGGCGCGAACTTGCTTTGAGTGTTTTTCAGCGTCCGCGATCATGCGATCAGCCTTTTCCTTGGCTTGTTTAAGCAGGAATTCAGCCTGTGTTTTCGCGTTTGCAATGTGTTGTTCCTGTATTCGCCGCGATTCTGACCATGTGATTTGAGGGAAGAAATCCGAGCGTAGGTCTTGCTCAATTTGCGGGAGTTGATCCAATAGCCAAGGGCCACAATAGGAGTTTGCGCCTAGTTTTTCCGCCGCTTTGCGGAGTGTTTCGAGTTCGTCTTGTTTGTTCATAGGATTTATTTCTGTTTTGTGTTGTGTTGTTGTTTTAGTTTTTCAATTTGCGCTTCTATCTCTCGGCCTTCTCTGATGAGTTGCCGAGCCTTTTCGAGCGTCATGTTGTGGTATTTTGCGAAGAATTCCGTGGAGAGGAATTCGTTAAACCAGATGCGGTAGGCGTTGTGGGCTGTCATGTTTTCGGAGTGTTTTATTTTTGCTTCAGTTTTTGCTCAATTAAATTGCGGCTGATTGGGTTGAATACAGCCTTCCGTGCGTTTTGCTGTATTTCGTCGGATTTCCTGCAAAAATCCTGCAATGCATCGGTAAAATCTTCGCGCATCGGCATCCCATCGGGAAGCCCCGTTTTTTGGTCTATTTCAAACATTGGTATGCTCTCGCGCATGGTAATTCTAATGCCCCAAATGTTGGGAGGAAGCTCGCCCGATAATTCGCCGCAAGTGAATTCGTGCGAAGATGCAAA